GTGATCGACCTTGTTCTTCTTACAATCTTTAATGAATGCCGTGAATACTTCACGATACTCATCATGCCGAGAAAGAGACCGAATGTGGATGTCGGCCGTATGAGCAATTCGTACCATTGATCAATTAATGTACCACATTAACGGTTAGTGTTCAATAAGCTATTAAAACTTAAAACTAGAAGAAACAAATTTATCCAGTTTGGTCAAGAACCTGTCTTCCCAGAATAAAGGTTTGGCCTCAGAAAGAGCTTTTTCGAACTCAGCCTTGGACATGTTTCCGGGATCTCCCCATGGTCTCACATCAACTACTAGGACATCCACGTTGTATTCTTGTAACTTCTTCACGATCCGTGGTGTTTTCTTCTGCCACATGTCACCGTCTAGGGCCAGGGCAACAGGAGTTCCATGTAGAAGAATTTTGTTAAATACCTCATGCCGCTCATCAAGGTCTGACCCCAACAATGCAGTTGAATTCTCTGGACACTTGACCATGTCAAACGGACCCTCACACAGGACCAACCGTTTGTTCCAATCCAAGTTGATCTCATTGAAGACCACAGGGTTCTTATCTACATCGGGGTTGTCATACTTCGGCTTCTTGTCTTTGTCCACCGCCCGAGCCACGAAGTAATTCAATTCACCATTGGAATCAAAGGACGGCATGATGACCCTCCTCTTCCACCTCTGTTCATCAGAGACTCCAAACTTGAAGTACCAGGCATCACGGTCAGTCAATCCTCTGGAATAAACATACCTCCATGCAGCCTTGACATCTGGGTCCATCTCGCTTGCCAGGGTCAACAGTCGGAAATCCTTTGGTAACTCTATCTTCTGGACTTTCTCAACCTCAGCGGTAACCAGGTCCGACCTGCCACCTTGGCCAGTTAATTCCCGATATACATTGAGGTGTTCCTGTGTCCCATATTTCCGTAATAAAGGAGCAAGGCTCCGGGCCTTCCAACCGCACACCCAACAGTGGCACGCATCGTCTGTTGTACGGATGGCCAACTTCTTTTTGGTCGGATCTGCTGGGGCGCAGATAGGACACCTGACATCGAAGTTGAGACCGTTACCTGAGATTCGACCTCGACCAAAGATCGACTCATAAAACTTCAGCTTATCCGTGAGAGAATGGACCACGGTACAACAGTAACCTATTGGTCAGTCGTTTTTCAACTGACCTTGGATGCTAGCAGCCCTGGCAATCACATATGAATCTGTAGCATCGCGGCTCCAATCGACAGCGGAACCGTTCTTTTTTAGGGGCCACTGGACATGTTGAAGGTCATGTTCCGCCATGTACTTGAACACCTGTTCTTTTCCGCTCATCCCGGCTATTGAAGTCCGTTGCATCTTGATTCCGCATAGCTTTCTTGCGTGAGATGAAGAGATGTACTCAGGATCAACCTTGAATATCTCCCTTGAGATGTACGACACGATGCCGTTGAACCTCATGAGGGTAGTGATGGTCGCAGCAGAAGACATCCCTGCACGAAACCCCATGAGTGGCTCTTCTAGCGCCACGCGATATTCACCAGGAAACTTTTTGAATAACTCAGAGAGTTCGACGGCAGTAAGATCAGCTTTTTCCCACAACGTCTTACATTTCTTGAATTCGATTCTGTCTAGGTGAAGAACGTGTGATCCCTTATCATCAGGTTGAATGTCAGGATTGATGATGCAGACACCCGTCACCGACGTTGAAACATCCAATCCCAGAATTAATGATGACACACATTTATTGTTAACTCAGGATGGCTTTGGTAAAATCTTATTAAAGTAGACCCATATCTTTTAGTTCTATTTCCGTAAGCACTTTGTAGGTCAACCCATGGGTCGTGCACCACTCTTTGGCTGCCCTGATCTTCTTGATCACCGTCATCTGGTCTAGCTTTCTAGAAGGTTTGATCTCTATCACGACTTTAACTCCGTCCTTGTATTCAACCTGGAAGTCTGGATAGTACTTACGGACCTTCTTTGTCTTCTGATTAGAAATGTATTCTATGATGAGTTTTTCATAAGACCACGAAACAACATCAGGATTTTCATCCAAGTGTATCATGTACTTTTGTTCCCATCCTGAACGGTATTTACATTCACCCGCAATCGGAGAAGAGTGGGTGCCCCTGTGATAATGACCCTTACGTTTTCTCTTCCGTTTATGAGGTTTCTTTTGAGGCATATTAAAAATCGTACTTAACTTTGAACAGCAGCTTTTCTGAATGCTTTTTCATGATTGGTTGCGCAAGTTGAGTTTTCATTACAACATTAAGATTGTCATCATGAAAATTTATTCCTGACACATATACATAATCTGTGTCAGATTCGTTCGGTTTTAATGATGAAGGTAACGATTTAAAAGACGGATTTGAAGAAGAATTAAGATGATTTGCCGGCGCAATAGATTCTAATCGTAGGACATGAATGTTCTGCTCACCCTTAAAAGACATTTCATATTGATGTTTACCAAAGAAATAAAGATGAGGACTTTTAATCGCAATTATTCCTTCGTTGTAGAATATTGTTCCGACTGAATTCCACGTTGATGCTTTTGTGTCTGAATCTGCTCGATGAAGTGTTCCATTTCCATCATCTTTAATTGTAATCCTAACCGTCCCACCACTACCGGACATCGTAGAGTCCGATATGATAAAACTACCAGGCAAAATTCTAAGACCGTAATACAGGTTGCTAATGTCAAAGAAAACAACTTGGTTTGAAGATGAATCGTGCGTCCTTTGAAAAATAGCTAAAGGCGCTTTCTCTTGTAACCCTTGGTTAAAATTCCCGCTTTCAATCGATTTATTAATAGATTTTTGGTAATTTGTAAATGAAGGCCCTGCAGCTTCAGAAGGCTCCTCTGGGGTGAATCCTACTAATTCATCTGCAAACAAATTTGCATCTTCTATAGACTTTCCAGAATTAGAAGTTCCTTCAAAAGACGTCTTAAATAGCATAGATGACGTTGACAACATATTATTAAGATTGATAAATCCGATCGTGTGATTATTCAAGTCATCGACGTAAAGATTTTGTAACGGTTCATAATTCAAAAGATCATAATTTGGATAAAAGTTTCCATCGTCACAGGGCAGTATCATTAGATTTCTTTTTCTTATGAAGCTTTGATCATATAAAAAGTCGTTTGCAGATCTTACTGTTGTGGTTGTATCTAATGCAACACCGGTCAGATGATGTTGCCTAGGATTATGACCAGAAGAAAAATCTTTTAAAAAGTTTTCAGAGTTAATGTAATGACCACCAACTCCAAAAGATAAAGCAACGTTAAAAGGATCAGAAGTTGTACCGTCTACTTCTAGAAATGGAGTTTGTAATATTCCTCCATGATCTCCAACAAATCTCCTAATTGAAGAAGACTCTACAAAAAATGGAGGAACATAAAAGCAAACGCCTGAATCATAACCAACGTTTGATAATCCAGTTGAACTTGAAGCTGCGATATCAGCATCGGTCACATAAAATTGTTTGATAGAAATATCATGTAATTCTGCTTTAAGAGGGTGATTAAATTGATAATGATCGGGCGCGTCTATTGATGTCGCAGGTTTTAACGTAATCAATCCATCTCTTTTTGCAGGATCTGCAGCAAAAAAACTTTTTAATTCATTGTTTCCTGAGTTTGTACCTTCATAATAATTTCCCAAGCACATAACATCAGGATTTGTTGGAGTCATCCCATTATCAGGATACACTTTTGGTGCAACTGTTCCAGAAAATATAGAAAATGTCCCTTTGTCAGCTCCGTCAATATTAAATGATCCAGTTCCTTGATTAATCAAGTTAGTGCCCCAACGGACGACTACATGATGCCAATGGTTCCATTTTAAAGAATTGTCTTCAGATAAAAAAACCAAATTTTTAGGATAAGAACCAAATGAAGCAACAGAAGGTGCTATATCTGAGCTATGACTTAATTGAAGCTGCAAGCGAAAGGCGTTTGGAAATCCATTTTCATCTTTTGATGATCCTGTTACTAAAGACAATGCGTAACTGGAAGATAGGTGAAATATCGTTGCAGCTTTAAAATGACCAGTAGAATCTAAGTTTTTATATCTTGGGTTTATATAAAAATCAAAACTAAATGCTCCGCTAAGTGCATATCTTCCAAATGAATATCCTTCATGAAGAATTCCATTATCATCATTTGGATAAAGCAAAACTGAAGAAGTAGGAACAGTAGAAGAAGAAAAGAAATTTAAACAATGATAATTTGAATATGCCCAATGTGCTGAAGGATAGGATGCGCGATAATAATCAGATAAATTCTCTTTAACAACAAGCTTCCTTAAGGTATTTGACGTGAAATTAAAAGAAGGCGTAAACCTGATCACATCTAAAGCTTTTTGTTTTTTCGCAGAAATACCTTGATCATTCGCAGCTTTCAAATAAGCGTTTAATTGATTAAAGATGTTAAAAGTTGTTTGAGAATTATTGTTTTTACTCTTGGCTATAGCTTTTATGTTCTCTAATGTAGAAGTTAAATCAGAATCGTCGTGTGTCGATTCTATAAATGAAGATAACGGTGCAACTTCTTTTTCTATATCAGATCTTCTAGCAAAAACAAAGACTGATCCTGTTACGCCGCTGGAACTAGAAGAATAATGTCTTGACGGATTTGTCGCGATTGTTACACTTTGAAAATCTGTCTGATTGACCTTAAAGATAGACATTTAATTCCCAGGTAATTATACATCATTAAAAAGACAATGACATCTAAACTGCTTCTGAAAACACTAAAGGTAATTCTTCAACAATTCCAATTAATCTTGGAGATAAAACCTTAATAAAGTTTTCAACAAATTCATCTTGAACCATTCCTGAATCTTCCATGCATGAATGAAGAAGCTCATGTAGTAATAGCTCTTTTTTGTGATCGTTTTGTAGTCTATCTCTAACTAAAATTAGTTGATCATCATAATCAATAAAACTTTTTATTTCTGGGTCTTGTACGCCTTTTTGCGAAAGAACTAAATCAAAAGTAGCATCATCTACTGATGCTATCGAATAAACTCTATTCCCCACTTTTATAGCGCTCGATTTCATTTTTAAAATTTTCTCCTAGATCTTTTATCATTAATTTAATTTCTTTATCACCCAAAAGTTCATAACTTATTCCAAAAGAATTTAAGGCTTCTTTTACTAGATTCAACTTTTCTTTCACTGATTCTAATTGTTGAATTTGTGTTGGCTTAATTTCAAATATCTTAACAGCGCCATTAACATACTCTACTTTGAAATCTGGTATTGCTCTTCTACCATCTTTTAATCTAACGATCTCTGGCTCATATTGATATGATATTACTTCTTCGCAATCATCCCACCACATCATTGCAGCAAGTTCCCAAGAAGACTTAAATTTAACAGAAGATGATTTTTTACAATCATACTTTCCGTTTAAATGTCCTGTTTTGTATCCAGAAACTCCGCTTATAACTCTTTCAATTGCTGCTTTTGAATATTTTTCTCTTTGTTCTTGCGTCATTAAATCTTTTGTTTTTCCGAACATCGGATTTTTTTCTCCATAATTGGAACGTATTCCTGACTCAAATTGTCTTTTTTGAATTTTTGAAATTTTTCTTCCTGCGTTTAAAAGCCTCTCGTCTGTCTTAGTTGTAAGACCATTATTCCAAGCTTTCTTACCACACATCCCATTTTCTTTACCATACATAGGGTTTCTAGACCCTGAAAAAGCACAGTTTTTTGAGCAGAATCTAACGTGCCTTTTTATAAAATCTTTTTGAAATTCTTTTCCACAACCTTCGCAGATTTTTGATATTATCTTAGAATCTCTTTCGTATTTATAATGATAAAAGCAATCAGAAGAGCAGTACTTCGCTTTTTTTTCATAAGACTTAGTTGCTTCAAAAGCTTTACTGCAATTTAGGCATTGCTTTGTAATGCTGCTCGTTAAAGATTTTGAAATTGAAATTTTCATGCAATCTTGGTTGCACGTCTTTTTTTCTCTAAATCTATAAGGAACAACAAACTGTTTGTTACAAACAACGCAGATATTTGTTATTAACTTCTTTCTAGACAAGAAATAACATTCCTTACAACAAAAAGTTTTTTTCTTTACTGAAAGAAAATCAATTTTGCAATTCTTGCAATTATAGCTTGATTGTTTCATCAAACTATAACTATAACGTGATATTACTTTGTGTAACTTCTTGATTTCTTTTTCGCAAAGTCTAATCGAACCCTGAATGTCAAATCCCTCTCCGGACTCTTTTCGACTGGTCGACTTAATTTAGCAACAGCAAGAAGATTATCATTGGCATCATACAAACCTATTGAGGTTACGAATGTAAATGTCTGTTGTGTGTCTTCGCTTCCTGGTTCTATTACTACTATTCTATTATTAGAGTCAGTGAATGTTGGATTTGATGAGTAGTTGAATTCATCTGCTGCGGCCCTACAGAAGATCAATGTGCTGTTTATATTCGTAGTATTCTGGAATGTTATTGCAGTTTGAGAACCAGAACTGAATCTAGTTGCGCATATATGATCTACAACATTATCTATCGACGCTGAAACTATGAAATCAGGTATGAACTTTGATTTTCTTGCAGTT